CCGCCACCAAAGTAGCAGGCAAGACAACCTACTTGAATGGCTTGGTGGCTTAATTGGCGCTCAATCTTGGTCAGCAGATAACTACACCGGCGCAGCCAAACCTTGGCACGCCTACGCCTGCCTATGACCAAGGCTTCTTTGGTACATCATTCGGCGGCTTGAATGTGTACTTCAACAAGATAACGGCAGTCTTTGCAACGATCCTCGGACCGCGTGGTGGCAAGTACATCAACAACCCATATGGGGCGTTTCAAGACAGCACAGATCAAGTGGCGGCCAATACGACAACGGCCTACGCCGTCACACTTGACACCACCGACTTCAGCAATGGCGTTACCTTGTCGAATTCGTCAAGACTCAATGTGGCGCAGGCTGGCATCTACGATATCCAATTCAGCATTCAATTAAAGAACACCACCAATGACGGCCAAGATGTGGATGTGTGGTTTCGCAAGAACGGCGCAAACATCGCCAATTCAAACAGCAGATTTCACGTTGTAGCAAGGAAATCTACTGGCGACCCCTCTCACTTAATTGCCGCGATTAACTTCTTTGTCAGTCTGTCGGCCAATGACTACATCGAGATCATGTGGCGGCCATCAGATGTAGGTGTCAGCATTGAGCACTTTGCAGCCAGCAGCACACCCACCAGACCGGCAGTGCCATCAGTGATCGCCACACTTTCATTCATGTCCAATTTGTCTACAGAAACCGCATAATTAAGCCATGGCACTCATACCTCTCAAAATCCCACCAGGCGTATATCGCAACGGCACTGAGTATCAGTCTGCTGGCAGATGGTTTGACGCCAACTTGGTACGCTGGTATGAGAACACTCTCAGACCCATTGGCGGCTGGCGCAAGCGCTCTGCCAGCCAGTTGACAGGCAAGTGCCGAGGACTGCTGACTTGGCGCGACAACAGTGCAAATCGCTGGATCGCCGCTGGCACGCATTCAAAGCTCTTCATTATGAATGCCGCCGGCACGCTAAAGGACATTACGCCAACAAGTTTTACAGTTGGCATTGCTGATGCCGCTGTCAACACTGGCTATGGATCAAACTTCTATGGGTACTATGCCTATGGCGTGGCGCGTCCAGATACAGGCTCTGTGACGCCAGCAACGACTTGGAGCTTAGATACTTTTGGCGAGTATCTAATTGCCTGCTCAAGTGCCGATGGCAAGATTTATGAGTGGCAGTTGGATTTTGCAACGCCAACTATTGCGGCAGTTATCACCAATGCACCAACAGGCTGCGCGGCTGTGATGTCTACTGCCGAGCGATTTATCTTTGCCTTGGGTGCGTCAAGCAACCCTCGGTTAGTGAAGTGGTGCGATCAGGAATCTGACACAAACTGGACACCATCAGCCACCAGTCAGGCGGGTGACTTTGAGCTGCAAACAGTTGGCGCATTAAAGGCTGGCAAAAAGGTTCGCGGCATCAACTTGCTGTTTACTGATGTTGATGTACACACTGCAACATATGTCGGCCTGCCATATGTGTACTCATTTGAAAAGGCCGCAAGTGGATGCGGTTTGATTTCAGCGCAGGCCGTAGCAGCCATTGACACAGCCGCGCTGTGGATGAGTACATCAGGATTTTGGATATTTGACGGCTATGTCAAGCCCTTGCCTTGCGATGTCTCTGATTATGTATTTCAGAATCTGAACTACAACCAATCCTCTAAGGTGTACGCCGTACACAATTCAAAGTATGGTGAGGTGTGGTGGTTTTACCCATCCAATGCCAGCAACGAGGTGGACTCCTATGTCACCTACAACTACCGCGAAAACCACTGGAACATTGGCTCTTTGTCGCGTACAGCAGGCGTTGACAGGGGTGTCTATTTGCAGCCACTGATGGTGTCGTCTGACGGCTTTATCTATGAGCATGAGGTGGGCTATGACTATGACTCAGGCGTTTTATACGCCGAGTCTGGACCATTGGAGATCGGACAGGGTGACAACATCATGTCTGTACGCCAAGTTATTCCTGATGAGCAAACTTTGGGTGAGGTGGTGGTGAGCTTTAAGTCTCGGCTATATCCAACATCCACAGAGTCAAGCCATGGTCCATATTCAGCGTCACAGCCAACTGATGTGCGTTTCTCTGGACGACTTGTCAAAGTGAAGTACACCGGCGCAGTGCTTGATGACTGGCGTGTCGGTGTATCCAAGTTGGATATCGTTGCGATGGGTAAGCGCTAATCGTGGCGGCGAAATAGAATCAAGATAAGAGGTAAAACATGAAAGCATCAGAAATCATATTGGCAGACGCTCAGAAAAGAGGAGTGGATGCAACCAAGGCTTTGGGCTTAATCAACAATGCTGTTAAGCAGAAAAAGGCCGTCTTGATGCAAGAGGGTAATACTGTATTGATGCTGACAAAGATAAGAGATGGGGCGGCAGAGGTGCATCTGTTTACGCAAGATGGTGTGATGGCGTTGGCTACCGCACTGACTGCTTTTGTACAAAGAGGGATCGCTCTTGGCATTCAAACCATTTATGGGAAAGCTGACAACCAACAAATTCTTGATCTGTTGAAGAGAGTTGGGATAAATGTTGTTGCCTCTGACTTACCCCAATACAACTGGAAGGCTGACCTATGAGATTCAATGATCGTAACTTTGCCATTCTTGGCATTCCAGACTTACCCATCAATGCGTTTAAACACATTGGCGACAGAAAGATTAAGCCTCAAGGTGGTGTCTCATCTGTGGTTGACTCCATTGGCGGTGCTGTTAGCGATGTTGTTGGCGGCGTATCTGATGTTTTGGCTGATGTTGATGACACTGTTAATGAAGTAGTGCCAGGCGGTTGGGCTACTGTTGCCGCTGTAACTGCGGCTACTGTTGGCTTGCCAGGTCTGCCTGTAGGTGCAGAAACAGCGGCAACAACTGCTGGTACGGCGACAACAACTGCTGGCGCTGGTACTGTTGCAGGCACAGGATTAACTGCTGGCGGCAGCGGCCTTGGCCTTAGTGCTGGTGGCGGTAGTCTTGGATTGACTGCTGGCTCTGCTGGGGCTGGCTCTATTGGTGCAGGAATAGGTTCAACGCTTGCAGGAATAAGTACAGGCATTGGCGCTGGTGCTGCTTTAGGAAGTCTTGGATCGGCAGCTGGCAGCACTATCGGATCAATGCCTGCGGCTAACTACAGCCTCACAGGTGCGGCTCCAAGTTTTTTAAGCGGTCTTGGTAGTGCTGGCTCGGCAATATTTGATTTTGCCAAAGCAAACCCTAGCATTGCAGGCTCACTGCTTGGTGCAGTAGCTGGTGCAGTTGGAGCCAATGACGCGCCAACATCACAAACTGCCACCACAAGCATTGACCCACAGATCAAGGCAGAGTATCTGCAAAACCTTGAGCGTGCCAAGACGACAGCGGCTGGCTTAGAGGCGCGTCAGATTGCACAGCCTGGCGCTATGTACACCGGCGCAGAGCAGCAGCTCTACAACCTCGGCATGACACCATTTGGCGCTGCTGACATTGCAAGGTTCTTCAACCCATACCAAGAGCAAGTGGTGCAGGGTGCATTGGGCGACATTGAGCGTACACGCCAAATGCAAGAGCAAGCAAACATGGCGCAGGCAACTGCTGCTAGAGCGTTTGGCGGTTCACGCCAAGGCGTAGTCTCAGGCATGACCAACGAGGCTGCATTGCGTCAAGCGGCCACCACTGGCGCACAGTTGCGATCTGCTGGATTCAATACTGCCGCCAACCTTGGACTGGCAGCGCGTCCCATGGACATTGCAGGCTTGCAGACTTCATTGGGACTCGGAACTACTCGCACCGCGCTTGAGCAGGCAAGGCTTGATGCGTTGCGTAATCTTGGCACTGAGCGTTTGGCTATTACTGGCGGCGCGTTGGGACTTCAGCCTGCAAATGTTGGTCAGACATCAACACAGCCTCTGTACACAAGTCAAGCAGGCAGTTTGTTGTCGGGTGGATTGACTGGAGCCTACATTGGCTCACTCCTTGGAGGTAAGGGATAAATCATGGCTACATCAGATCAAAACTTTGCAGGCTTACTTGGCGACATCTTTGGCGGTGGAGGCGGCGCTACTGGCTTGGAAGAGTATTTGACGGCAGCGCAGACTGGTCAGATGAATCGTCAGGCTCTGCTGCAAGCAGCCATTGCCGCGTCACAGGCCAGCGCACCAAGCACAGTGCCGCGCAGTTTCATGCAGATACTTGGCGCTGGACTCGCTGGTGGTCAGCAGGGCTATGCACAGGCTCAGCAGGGGGCTTTGGCTCAGTTGCTGGCAAAGCAGAAATTAGATGAGGCAAAACGCGAACAGGCATTGCAGCAATACATTATGAGCCGCATACCTGGTGCGGCTACAGGAGCAGCTCCTACAGCATCTTTGCTTTCACCTGATCAACCTATAACTGGAATGCAGGCAGCGGCATTGCCTGTTTCACAATTTGGTTTAGGTCCAACCCCACAGCGTGATGCGCTAATTGGCCAAACAATTCCACAAGATATGGCGGTGCAGACACTGCCAGGCGTTACTACTACAGCCAAAGGCAGACCCGATATTTTCTCCACATTGACGCCAGATCAGTTAGTGTTGGCCGCAATGAATCCCAAAACAATGCTTCCAAAGATATTTGAAGAGAGTCTTAAAAATGAAAGTTTTGCAACATTGACGCCAAGTGAGGCAACAGCACTTGGACTTGATCCTGCCGGAAAGTATCAGCAGAATTTGCGTACTGGTCAGGTTTCTACACTTCAAGCTGCCAAAGAAGAATTTAAAGTAGTGACAGGACTTGAGGCTGAGTCATATGGACTAAATGGCTCTAGCAAATGGCAAGTTAATAAAACAAGTAAACAGGCAACGCTTGTGCCATCAGCGCCAGGTATTTTTGGCGGTGGAATACAAGGCGATGCCAGCAATATTGTTATAGATGCAATCAACAACGGCAAGACAGATACAGTGCAATATGCACTTGCGTTTCGTGCTTTAAATATGCCTATTCCAACTGAGGAAATGCAAGCTGATGGATCACTGAAGATTGTGTATAAGCAGCCATCTCCATTGCCTGCATCATTTCCTCAACCTACATTTAAAGGAAAGATTCCAGCGGTAACTAAGCCAGTGACAGTAGTGCCTAGCACTGGACAAGCTGCTCCTGCACCAGTTACCGCAAGAGCGCCTACACCAGCTCCTGCGCCTGTTGTTTCTCCAACTGAGGGTGCTACTGCTGTTCCTTTGCCTGCTGGCGTTAAATCAACGCCCATGGCTCCAAGGCCAGAAGAGATTAGCGCAACAAGAAAAGCAGTCAATGCTGGCGTTGACTTTGTTGCGGCTCTTAATAAGATGGAAAACATGGTCAGAACTCAGGGTATGCAGATTGGCGGCATGGGTCCACAGGGTGCTGCTCAAGAAGTTATTTATGAGGATTTGCTGACAAAAATCAGGATTGCGGCTGAACTTGGTGTTTTGAACAAAGAAGATTTGCCAAGGATTCAAGCTCAACTTGGAAGTCCAACTGCTTTATCAACATACATCAAAGGGCTTGGCGGTCCATCTGCTTTCTATTCCCAAATTGGTGAATTGAGAAATAAAGCAATTGAAGAAACCATAAGAAAGAATTTGCAGTTTGGTCAGCCAGTTATGAATTTGCCAAGTACATTCTCAATTGCTGCTCCAGTAGCAAGACCTGCACCTATGGCTCCTCCACCGCCTTTGATTAACGATATTTTGCTTAAATACCCACCACCAAGGAATCAATAATGGCAGACCCAACAATTGATGATCTGTATAAGTCTTTGCAGGCTGCTGACGCTGCTGGTGACACCAAGGCGGCGCAGGCGCTTGCCGATTACATTCGATCTTTACAGATTCCAGCGCCAAGCGAAAAACAGATTGAGATGACTACTGGCGCACCACTTGGTGTGAGAGCTGCTGTTGGCTCTGCCACTACCATGCAAGACAAACTTGCAACGCTCAAACAATTCTTTCCTGACGCGCAACCATACGACAAAGAAAACTTCATCTATACCGATCCAAAAACTGGACGAACAACATTGATGAATGAAAAGAATCCTGTATTCTTTGGCGTGCCTTTGCCAACAATGGGTGATGTGGCCGGCGCTTTGCCTGAGATTTCAGAGTTTGTTGGCGCTGGTACTGGTGCTGCTCTTATGTTTCCATTTGGACCGCCAGCAATGGTTGGCGGCGCTGGACTTGGTGGTGCTGCGGCCAAAAAGCTGTACGAGATGGGTATGCAGTATGGCGGCCCAACTGTAGAAACTAGAGGCGGTGCAGAGCAGGCTACAGGCGTCATAAAAGATATTTTGTTGAATGCCGTTGGTCAGCGTGGCGGCCAGCTCATGGAGCAGTATTCTCCATATCTCTTGTCTCCAATTCAACAGCAACTGATGGGACTGCGCCAAGGCATACCACAAGCAGCGGCAAGACTTGGTATTAAGTTGCCTGCTGGAGTTGCTACGCAAAGTCCTGCTGTTCAGCGCCTAGAGGCTGGACTGGCGCAGACACCTGGCGGCGCTCAAGTCATTGCACCAAAGTATGAATTGATGCAAGAGCAGATGGGGACTGCTGCAAGAAATATTGCTGAAGATATTTCTCAAGTTGGCAAAACTCCAAGCGTTATACCTACACCACCATTCACAGAAAAAGGCGGTCTTGGCGAGTTTGTTAAAAAAGGCGCTGAAGCTGCTGCAAAGAGATTTGCAGTAAGACGCGAACAGATTGATGATGTCGTTGCCTACACCATTGGGCCAAACAACAGATTTGCCGCAAACAATACAGCTCAATTGGTCAACCAATTAAATGCTGAAATTGCTACAAGTCCAAAAACATTAGGACCAATGCTGAGTCCAGTTATTCAGCGATCTATGGGTGTTGTTGATGATGCAAATGCAGGCTTTGGTGGCGTGACATTTGATGCATTGCGCCGTCTAAG